GAATACAATTCATCTAATAATCAATATCGTAAAGCTGATATTAGACATGGCTTAGGCTCAGGTAAAAAGTTAAAAACAACATATGCGGCGAGGCCTAAAGCGGTAAATATAAATTCATGCTTTACGGTTACTTATTGGATTGCTAAAGGCTTATCTACCGAAGAAGCCAAAAAGAAGGTTTCGGAATTGCAAAGTAAAAACGCAAAGAAGAAGCATCATAAATTTAAATCGAACCGCTTAAGTTATAAAGAGTATCTACCCAATTGTATTGAATATTGGATTGCTAGAGGATATGATTTAAACGAGTCGGAAATTCTTAGGAAACAAATTTCTATAAAATCTGAGTTATCATATGCAAATTATATTAAAAAATATGGGTTTGATATAGGTACGGCTAAATTAAAAGCACTGCACGAAAAACGAAAGGCCACATTGATTGAACGGTTTGGTACAACGGTATTGAATGGCAAATGTTCAAAGGAATCACTTAAATTTTTCATTCCACTTTATAAAAGTATTAGAAAACTAGGTGTTAATAAAAATGATATCTTTTGGGGCATTCGCGGAAGTAAAGAATTTGCGCATCATTATAATGGCATGAACTTCTTTTATGATTTTACGATTCAATCATTAAAAATAACAATTGAATATAATGGTGCATTTTGGCACGCGCGTCCTGAAACTGAGTGGAAAGGCTTTGGATCTAAAGAAGAAAACCTTGCTTATAACCATATTAAAGAAAATACTATTAAACAGTACGGCCATGATTTATACATTGTATGGTCGGATGAAGATCTTGAATTAAAAAGAAATACTATAACACAAAATATTAAAGAAAAATACTATGCAACCGCTTGAAGAATATTGTCTAATTAAAGCAAATGAGCTTATCACAAAAGGTATGGTGTCCGAACATACCGATGTTTTTGAATTAACTGATATGTTAATTGCGCTTGAAACTGAAAAAATTGATAAGAATTCAAAAAGTGATCTTAACCTAAATTATAATGATCCTATTGTTTCTATTGAGGATGTTGGTGAGGTTGAAACTACAGACATTTCAACCTCAGGCGATAACCTATTTTACTGCAACGGCATTTTAACAAAAAACAGTTTTGGACTTCCTGCAACTGCCGACTTGATGCTTGCATTTATTCGCACCGAACAACTTGACAAGATGAATCAAATTATGGTCAAACAACTTAAAAATCGTTACAATGATCCAACGACCAACAAACGATTTACCATTGGTGTTGATCTTGCAAAGATGCGATTGTATGATGTTAGTGATCCTACAGCAAATATTATGGCTGATGACAGCAGCTCAAGCGCTCCGCAAACACCATTTGCTGCAGGGCGAAGCGGTGCAGCACGAAGCAATAAGTTTGACGATTTTAAAATCTAACTTTATTATAAATAACATATATGTCAAACGTAGTAAGTTTTAAAAGTTATTTGGCTGAGGCCATGTCAAACGCGTCAACCGACAAAGCTGCATTCTTAATTGCCAAATATCTCAAGAAGAAAACTGGTGTAATCCTGTTTCGTTATCCTGGTATTGAAGCATTTAAGAATGCTGATGGTGCAGGCTTTGGTTTACGATTCTATTCCAACAAGAAGAACGTTTCATTGCGTTTCAATTGGAAGAGCGCTAGTCAGGCCGGGTTTGTCAATCTTGCGAGTATTGATTTTTGGAATGGTAAATCACCAGCTCCATTCCACATTGAATTTGCTCAGACCGTAAGTATTGTTAAAGCATTGCCACTCATTGCTGATGCTCTTAAGGACAATACCATTGCATTGGGAACGGTTCGTACTATGCCTGATGATGTGCCACTCAATGAAGATATTGACTATGGTTTTTTAGCTGAAGGTGCTAGCCCAAATGAAATTCTTGATGACATTCTTGATATGGTCACCGATCCTTCCTTTGCAAAAGGCAAGGTATACAGCAAGCACAAGAGTGCTGGTATGAAGATTTTTGACCAACTTGAAACCACATACCCATCGCTGTTTGTCAAGACTGGCACCAAGTTCACATGGGCTGGTAAAGCAAAGGATATCGAAAAGATTCGCAAAGAACACGGTGCACTACTTGATGCAACTGGCAGTGTTGAAGCAAAGGTAACCCGCGGCGCTGCTAAGGAAAAGTATGTTGTATCTCAAGAGATCAATGCACTTGAGGATGACCGTGAACGCCTTAGCTTTGAAGCACAATTGGTTGACCTTGAGAACCTTGTTAAACTAACTGTGAGTGGTGCAGCAAATGCACTGTTTGTTAGTGGTAAAGGTGGTGTTGGTAAAACACATACAACTGAACAAATCCTTGCTAACCTTGGATTGCGTGATGGCGCTGGTTACTTTAAGAATACTGGTAGTGCTAGTGCCGCTGGTCTATATTCATTGTTATTCCGCTATAAAGACAAGATTATCTTATTTGATGACTCTGACGATGCATTGGGCGACCAAGAAGCGCGCAACCTGCTAAAGGCTGCAACAGATACCAAAAAGATTCGCAAATTGGTATGGAATAAAATGGGCAAGAATGTTGTTGATCCTGATGAAATGACCGATGAAGAAATTCTTGATGCAGGACTAATTCCACGCTATTTTGAATTTACTGGTAAGGTTATTTTCATTAGTAACCTGCCACTAAACAAATTGGATCCTGATGGTGCTCTTCGTACACGCGCATTCATTATCAATATTGATCCAACCGAATCTGAAATTTATGAATTCATGGACAAGATTGTTGGCAAGATCAAGCTTGAAGATGGGCTTGAGCTGGATGAAAAAGCACGTAAGCATGTCGTTGACCTGTTGCGTAAAGGCAAGAGCAAACAAAGTGCCAACCTTCGCAAACTATCACGCGGCCTAAACATGAGTGCTGGTGCTATTGCGAGTGGTGTTGAAGTCAGTGATGCAGACTTGTTCCGCATGATTGAAACATATGCAACTCCGATTCTAGGGTTTCTTTCAATTGGGCTTGCAACGCTTCATGCTGTGGCTTCTTCTTTCTGCTAAATGCAGAATTGAATCCAAGTGATTAAATTTAGTATATACGGCTGCAGTGCAGATAAACGATTGAAGGATCGTATCGGTGCTGCAGCCGTTTTCTTTTTGCAGGCATTGATGCCGCGTAAGCGCATCATTGAGATACGCATAAAATTGGTTAAAGACATGTTGGCCAAAGAAGATACTTATGGCGAATGTTATGACTTGGATGCATCTCCTGACAATAAGTATTATACTATACGGCTAGACTATGCTGATGCTGATACGGTAATACGTACGCTTGCACATGAAATGGTTCATATCAAACAATTTGCGCGTGGCGAATTGCGCATGCTGTATACAGGCTATTGCGCCAAATGGAAAGGCGAAAAATATACTAATGATATTCTATATGAAACTCGCCCTTGGGAAATAGAAGCAAACACTTTAGAGCCTGTGCTGACATCCGCATTTATTGACAAATATCCTATAGTATAAATAAACAAACATGGCCACTGCAAACACTGTACTATCAGACATAAATGAAATCTATATTGGTTTCATCTTGGCTGGTAATAAATGGTTTGATGATTCAGCTAAAAATCATTATAACAGTCGTGCTAAAATTGCATTGCCTGATGAAACACGAGATGCACAAGGCAAAAGCATTGCAATGGCCTCTGAATTTTTAGCATGGGCAAAGAAAAATGGATATAGTGGACGCGTCAAGGATGTGTGGTGGACTGCACGTCCAGGCTCGATGAGCAGTGCAGTTGGTAAAGAAGTAGATCAAAAGAAAAATCCAACTGATATACTTGTTCTTTTTACAAGTGGGCCCGCAGATGGATTCCTTGGATTGAGCGCAAAAGCTACAAAAACAAAAGGCGATATTGGCTTTAAGAATCCAGGTCTTGGGACAATTGATCGCAACCTTAAATTATCATTGGGCGACCGCTATAAAACCGTTCTTGATGCAATGATTGCCAAACTAACATTGCCAGCTGGTGCAAATGAGAGAAAAATTTTTTTACGCGCTAACACAAAAATAAAAAGTATTACTGAAAGCACTGGTGTACAGTTGCTGTCTGAAATGTGCAATTCATTGTTGGCTCGTTTGAAAAAAATGAAACAGCCTGAACTTGTCAAATACTTATTGTCAGATTGGATGGACGCAGAAGTATTGTATCCTCCTTATATTAAAGTAACTGGTCAAGGTAATAAGGATCCGTATAAAGCAGTTGTAAGTGATCCAATTAAAAATGATAAGTTGGATGCACTCGCAAAATATACAGTAACTCTTGAAAAGATTGGCAATGAAAGTATTGGCGTAAAAGCGGGTGATAAAAAAATAATGAAAATTCGTTTTAAATTTGAGTCTGAAAAGATGGCTAGCAGTTTAAAACTCTCTGGAGACCCTTGGTAAAAATGATAACATTCAAACAACACTATTTGACTGAAGGCGCAAACCTAGCACCCGCCGAATTATACAAGTATGATTGGCGTGTTGATATGTTTCTTGACAAGTATAAGAACAACATGCCATTAACATTAGCATCTGGCGGTGAAGTGGTATTGCGTTATGACGCAAAGATTGCAGCTGAGGTTAAAGCTAAAAACAACCCAGGTAAGATTGTTTTCTATTCGGCTAAAGATGATGCAACATATGCTTTAAAAGACTTTGCCAAGACAAAGGAATTTGGTGGTGGAGGAGGACAAGGAGCCGGTGCAGATGTTACGCGTATTACTGAAAGTGCGCAAGCAGTATATGCAGCAGCACGATGGAACGGTAGCAAAAACTATACCGCTATTGATTTGGAGCGCGCATATAACAGCTGCAAGGTTGATGAACCATTTGAAAACATATTGAATGGTTTATCACCTGCCTGGCGTGATAGTTGTATTCTTGGTGCTGAAGCATTGCATAAAAAATATAGCAAAAAGAATTATGTTTTCCATCGTGGCAGCGATTGGGTTGACTCTCTTGAGACTCTATTTAAGAAACTCAATAGCGCCGAAAAAATATTTTCCAATGTCAACAAATGGAGTCCAGCTGACATCTATATGGTATCGCCAGCTGGCGCAGCGATTAAACTTGCGGCCGCGTCCAATATCATTGAACTGAATGGATTACTACTTGAAGCATTACGGGATGGCGATATAGTTGGTGTATCACTCAAGTTGCTCAAAGGGAGTGTTAAGCTGTCAACTTACAATGCAGGTGATAAAAAACATGTGGTTGAATTTGACAAGTTCACAACCGGTACCAAAGGATTCTTTAGCGGTAAGGATATCTATATGTATTTTACACATCAAGGAAAAATACAATTCCGTACCTTTCCTGAAACTTTCCAAGGTGAAATCAAAGGTAAGAATGCTAATCAAGGTAAACTTAGTTATGGTCCAATTCAAACCGTATTGCGCCACCTTCGATTGCCGCAGCTTATTGACATCAAAACTTTACGTAAAGCATTGGCTGCGAGTGATAACAAAATCTATAAAGAGTTTTACGAGAATTATACGCGGTATGCAATTGATTCAACCAAACTATCACTTGATGCATTCATTGAAGAATGTAAAGCCAAAGGTGTCAGCTGGGCCTTTAGCAAATTCCTTGGTTGTCAGCTTATAGATATAGTTAAAACTAGTCACCGTGAAGATGACTTTATTACTTCATGCATTCAATATGCAAGCAGCTCAAGTGATCTTAGTGCACCTTTTATCAAATTAGAATAATATGTTATCATTTAAACAACACATAGCCGAAGCGAGTGTCGCTGGCAAGAATGTTCATCTTATGCATTTAGAAGATGCTGTATTATACGGCGGTGTCAGCGGGACACGTGATGCGATTAATGCACTACGCAGCCTGCGTGATATGTTGGCTGGCAACAGTAATGGAGCAGTTGATGTTACTGTCAAATGGGATGGCGCTCCCGCCGTGTTCTGTGGCGTTGATCCAAGCGATGGAGAATTCTTTGTAGCTAAAAAAGGTATCTTCAATAAGAACCCAAAGGTATACAAAAGTATAGCTGATGTAAAATCAGACACAAGTGGAGAACTTGCTGACAAACTGAGTGTTGCTTATACCGAACTAAAGAAACTTGGTATCAAGAATGTTATACAAGGCGACCTGATGTTTACCAAAGGTGACCTAAAGACGGTTAGTATTGAAGGAGAAAAGTATGTTGTGTTTCAACCCAATACCATTGCATATGCTGTTCCTGCAGATAGCGAATTGGCTGACACGCTAAAGAAGGCTAACCTGGGTATTGTATTTCACACCTCATATCACGGGAGCAGCTTTGAGAGTATGACTGCTAGTTATGGTGTGGACACAACCAAACTAAAAAAGGTGGCTAGTGTATGGTATCAAGATGCAACCATTCATGACCTGAGCGGTAAGGCTACACTAACAGCAGCTGATACAGCACAAGTTACAGCTGCATTATCTGAAGCAGGCAAGATCTTCCAAAAGATTAGTAGCACTACTCTAAAAGCTATTGAAGAAGATCCTGAATTTGCAACAACACTTGAAACATACAACAACACATATGTTCGCAAAGGAGAAACTGTAACAGATACAAAGGCACATGTAAATGGACTAATTGCTTGGGCAACCAAAAAGTTTGATGCTGACGTAGCAAGCAAGAAAAGCGAAAAAGGAAAGGCTGATGCAATTGCACGTAAAGATGCTTACATGGCGTTCTTTAGTGATCACAATCGAGCAAACCTTGACCTGATGTATCAGTTGCAAAATGCAATTGTAAAGGCCAAATTGATTATTATAGAAAAGCTTGACAGCCTCAAAAAGATAAATACCTTTGTCAAAACAAATGATGGATTCCGAGTAACAAGTCAAGAAGGCTTTGTTGCAATTGACCATCTTAAAGGCGGCGCAGTTAAACTGGTTGATCGCATGACATTTTCAAAAAATAACTTTGATGCAAACATTATCAAAGGATGGCAAAAATGAATATACAAGACGACCCATTGGTAAAGGTTGCACGCGCTATTCTTGAGTCACAGCAATTGGACGAAGGCTTTAAAGAATTGCTATTTGCACTGTTTGCACTTGGTGCTGGTATGTATGAGATTAACTATGTAACTGACCTACTAAACAAACAGAACATTCCAGTTGCACAACAAGCTGATGCTGTTGAAAAATTACAACAGGCCGCAAAAGACCCAAAGTTTACGGCCACCGCACAAAAGGTTTTGGTCAAATTGCGCCATGATGCTGCGCCCAATAAAAGCAGTAAAGCTCAAGTGATTAGTCGTGCGCACTCTTTCATATTGCCCAATGAAGTACTTGGAAAAAATATAGACAATCCAAAGAATGACAGATTCATGACGCCTTATCGCGATGATGTTGGATTGTGGACAATTGGCGTTGGTCATCTTATAGGAAATGGCTCTAAAGCTGCAAAAGATGCATGGGTAAAGGAACGAGTCTTAAATGGCAAAAGCACTACAATTACACGTGCTGAGGCACTTAAGATGTTTGACAGCGATGTTGAAAAACATTATGAACGTGCGCGCACCACATTTAAAGACTCATGGGATGGATTATCTCTGCAGATTAAAGTAGCATTGATTGACATATCATATCGTGGTGACCTGCATAAAGCAGGTGCGCATGATTTTGATTTTGTAACATCCATTAAAAAAGGAATGTTTAAACAGGCTGCGCAACAATATCTTGATCACTCTGAATACAAAAAGCGTTTGTCCGTAAAAAATGATGGAGTAGTAAAACGCATGCAAGCAAATTCCAATCTTATAGCCAAAGGATAATATAAATATAACACTATGAGTAAACCGTTTTCATTTAGAGACTTGATGGTTGTTGATCCGACGGATGGCAGCTGGGGTGATGCTATCGGTCTTATTGCATACCAATACAAAAAGCGTCGCCGTGGTTTACTTGGCGAAGCTGCTAAGGATAAATGCAAAGAGTGTGATTGCGAGCCATGTGTTTGCGATGAAAGCCTTGAAGCACAGTTTGATGCATTGACTCCAACGGATGAAGCTGCATTGACTGGCGGACAACGATTTGATATGAATCGTGTTAACGCCGGTGCAATGAGCCAAGATGAATACAATAAAAAGTATAAGCTTGGCAAATATCGTGTTGGCAGCAAAAGTGCAATGGGTGGATCACTATATAAAAATCTTGTAAAGAAAGAAGATGTTGATCTTGAAGAAACCAAACAGACAAACCAATATGTAGTGATATATAAAGAGTTTGGTGGTTTTGGATATCCAACTGAAGAAACAATAACCTTTAAGACTGAAGCGGCAATGAAAGCCTGGATCAAAACCGCAGCTGATAAAGTTCCTAAGTTTGATGGAGTTGTTTCCATTACATATCCAAAAGGCGTATAAATCATAATATGATCAAGTCATTCAAGTCATTTACTGAAGACAGAACCAACAGCGTGGTGGTTACCTTTGGGCGTTACAATCCACCAACAATTGGGCATGAAAAACTATTTGATGCTGTTGCAAAAATTGCAAAAGGCAAAAATTTTCTAATCTATTCCTCTCAAAGCCATGACCTTAAAAATCCATTAGCTTATGATGACAAGATCAAGTTTCTTCGTAAAATGTTTCCATCATATGGCCGTAACATTATTCTTGACAAAAGCATAAAGAATGTATTTGACGTTGCTGTAAAAGCATATGATGCCGGATATACCAAATTGACACTGGTTGTTGGTAGCGACCGTATTGGTGAATTTACAAAGCTGCTGAACAAATATGATGGTGTTAAATCTGGTCATGGTTACTATTCATTTCGTGATGGAATTGAAGTAAAGAGCGCCGGTGAACGTGATCCTGATAGTGATGGCGTGGCTGGTATGAGTGCTAGCAAAATGCGAGCAGCTGCGGCAGATAATGATCTTGAAGCTTTTGCAAAAGGCGTGCCCAAAACATTTGGTGATGTTAAAGACTTGTTTAATGCAGTGCGTGTTGGATTGGGCCTTAAAGAAAGCCACAACTTCCGCAAGCACGTTCAATTTGTGGCCGTTTCAGAAAACCGCGAACGCTATATTGCTGGAGAGATTTTCAACAAAGGAGATGTGGTATATAGCATCAAAACAGGTGAAGCTGAATTGATGATCACCGAACAAAAACCAAACTATGTGGTATGCAAGAACCTGCATACATTAGCCGAAAGCAAAATCTTTGTGGCTGACCTTCGCTTAACTTTAGAAAACATACAACCATTATGCACAGCATGAAAAATTTAGTAGAAGAAAGACAAAAACGTATTGTTCAATTGGCAACCAATAGTCCTTATGATGACTTGATTGCAAGCTTTGTTGAAAGCACAGGCGATTTTGAAAGTCTTAGCATTCTTGATATTAAAGAAAAGTATCACGCATTCATTGGTGCAAACACACCAGACGATTATGAACAAGGCGGTATAACCGAAGGCGAAACCTTTAAGATTCGCTGTGTTGAGAGTTATGGTGGTTGCCGTGTAGGTGATACCTATAATGGCCGCTGGGTCGCAGGCCAAACAGCTAATACATTGCGTCT